CATCTGGATTTGTTAAAACTGATATTCTATATATTTCAGCATTATCATAAGTTGATCTAATAATAAGATCTTCTAAATCAAAATCGACATAATGAGCATCTGCTAAGTTATTACTACCAAAATGTTTACCATGCAGTTTTTGATATCGTTTAGAGTAAATAAACTTTTCTAATGCTGTTTTAGTTCTACCAAGCATTGAGTCAAAAATAGGAGCCATGTTTTCTGGATCTCCAGCTGCATAACCTCTAAACTTATGATAAAAAATACCGTTTCGTTCTTCCCAGATATTAGCTTTCTGAGCAACAAGATGTTCTACATACCAAGGATTACCACTTTTGTTAGATTTAGTATCTTCGATGATTCTAAAGTATAGTTCTGGGTCGTTTTGTTTTAACCATTTCATGTACGCATCATAGTTAGCGTTACCTATTGCAACTTGTCCTTTTTTATAGTTTCTTTGCTTTCTTTTTAATACACTACTTGGCTGATCCCACTTATACCGTTTTTTAACTAAAGCTTCTGCCGCTGGAACATCATAAGGTACTATTGCACCTTTACCGTTTATTGTTTCCTGACTAGCACTCCATCTAAAACCCATTTCAGATTGTGTACCATCTTTCTTTGTATACTGAAGAGTCTTTTTACCGGGAAAGGCAAAGGTAGGTCTACTAGCAGACCATCCGGGCAGTTGCCCTGCTTCTCCTCGAACTATATAACTCTCGATACTTGATATAATACTTTCAGCTTCATTTCTATTAACATCATCAAGCTGCCTATATATTAACTTTCTTGAGTTATCGAGTAAATCAAGTGATCCTGTAAGTCTTGCAGTAGCATTTTCTGGTAAAGCTCTATTAATATTAGAGCCTAAAAGTGCTCCTTGTACTCTATCACTAATTCCAAAACCTTTATAATCAAGACTACTTATTCTTCGATTAAGATTTTTTGCCATGCCTTGTAAACTCAAAGCACCTTCACTTACTGTACCACGTATTTGTTCAGCTTTTTCATAGTCAAATGTACCATCTGCTTTTATAAAACGTCTAGGGTTATTTTTAAACGGACGTAATCTATTCTCCATCCGTCTATTTTTAATTGCACCGGGAAGTTTAAATGCTCCACCGATTCCACCACCAATACCTCCAGCAGCTACAGCTTCAAGAGGATTTAGCATGCGTTGCTCGTCAATCCCTACTCTTAATTGTTCACTACCAAGTCCTGTTAAAGCACCTCCAACAATACCTCGTTTAAGTGTGTCAGCTTGACCTACAACTTTAGCTACGCCTTTGCTAGCTCCAATATTCATAAATGGTATAGCACCGGCTGCACCAGAAGCTAGTATTTCGCCCCAGTTAAGCTCGTCTTCACCGTATAAATGTTTTTGTACCAGATAATTAGTATAAGCACCTTGTCCAAAGTTAATAGCACCGTATCCTAACCAACCTAGTGGTCCAAAGCCTAGTAAACCAGAAGTCGCTACGTCTGTAGCAATACCACCACCGATTTCTATACCCATTCCTTGGAATCGTTTAATTAGCTCTTCTTTTTCCATCAGAAATCCTGTATAGTTAGCTGTTTAGTTAGATCACTCTTACTTTCAACATTTTCTTTTTGTATTCTTAACTTATCTAATAATAGACTGTCCAAAACTTGCTGTTCATCTCTAAAATCAGTTCCACTTAGATAATCTTCTTTATCCATAGTGTTAGTTTTAAGCTTATTATTAGGATCTTTAACTTGTATAGTAGGAAAGTTTTTATTTGGTGTTTCTTCTTTATAACCTATTTCTTCGTTTAGCTGTCGTTCTTCAAGAATCTCCTCGATATTTTCTATCATAGTAGCTCTATCTTTGACAGTTGGAACGTAAGTATCTCCGACTACATAGTCAGTTCCGTCTGCTTTTTTTAGATTAAATCTTTCTATTAAACTTTTATCGCCTTTTTCTTTTAGTTTACCTCTTGTATAATCAAACATGCCTTGAGTGATTTTACCACCCTCAGCTTTCATAAGCAAGATATCTAATCGAACGTTTTTAGCACTTAGTTCTTCTTTTCTAGCTTTTAATGCATTTTGTTTACCTTCTTCAGTTACTCGTGATCCCCAATTTTGAGATCGTATCCAAGCTTCGGGTTGATTCATTATCAATGCTAGCTCGGTTTGCCTTTTTAGCTGTATAGTTTTAAGTTGTTTAATTCGATTTTTATACTTTTTTAATATGTTTTCTAGAGTTTCAGTTTTGGTGTATCTTTTATAAGTTGAACTTGGCATTAATTTATGTGTGATAAAATTGTGTGTTCTCTGTCTGTAATACCGAATGTCGACCTCATCCAGTCCCTCCAGTTTTTACTACCCTTTTCCTGATTACATCGTCGACATGAGGGTACAACATTCGACGCAATATCTCTACCCCCTTTGCATTTTGGGCGTACGTGGTCGATAGTAAGGTTGTGTAATTCATGAAATTCTCCGCAATAAACGCATTGACAATTAAAGTGCTCTTTAATAGCTCTTCTCCAGAGCCGTTTTGAATCTGAACTTGTCATCGTTATTAAATTGTGTAAATAGTAATCAGGGTTAGGTAGTAATGGGGTCATCTTCTAATTTTAAGTCTGCTTCGTCTGTTAATAGATGGTTTTTGTGTTCTGCCACGGGTTTTGCTACCCTTATAATGGGCGGCATCCAGACCGTCACGGTTTCCATATGTACCAAGTTTTCTATTAAGTTTGTTTGCATTTACTCTAATTGCTAGACCTTTAGGTGATTTGTTATATCTGGCTTGCTGCTTTCTACGTTTAGCAGCAGCCTTGGGATTCTTCTTGTAGTATTTAGACGTTTTGCTTGCCATACATCCTCCTTTGTACAAGGTTGGCGTCTACAGTAGGTAATAATTTGTTTAGCTTATCAAGAGGACTACCATCAAATGCAACGCCTGTGATGTCATTAGTCTTTAGCCAATCACATGCTGCTTTTAAGTCTTGTGTTGTTGCCTCTCCGCTTTTTATTCTACGTAGAAAGTCCTCTGTAACAAGGTAGTGCAGCTCGTTAAAACTTTCTTCTGTTGCTTTTCTGGGTAGTTTCTTGACTGTGCTCATTCTATTTCTAATCCTTTTTTAACTATAGCTAGTGCTTTGTCATCTAGCTTATTGTCTGTTTGTTCTACTAATTTTTCTAATAGATCTACAACAAACTGTTTAAATTTAGGGCTCTTAAGTCCTGTTAATACAAGTGGTTTGATTAGTGCTAACATTATTCTTCTCCGGGTGTAGTGATTTCTTGTTTAACATAGCGTCCGTTCTCGTCTCGCTTTGCAGCCTTTTTCTTAGGCTTTTTTCTTGCAGCTTCTTCAAGTGCTGCTATTCTATCTGATAGGGTGCTCATTTTAAAATAGTTTAAATTTCTTTTTATTAGGTGGCTTGACTTTGACTATAGGTACTATATCCTGACACATCTTTGCATTAGGTGTGTTAGGTCTATACATAAAACCTTTCTTCATTAAGTCAGCACATTTATGGGCTCGAGTAATTTCAAACTCAAGCTTCATCTTCTCCTCGTACCTCTTAGCCATCTCTTTACACTGCTTATATCCTGACTTATCTAGAGGAACCATAAAGTTAATCTGGAACCCCCAGTTTTCTGCTAGTGT